CATTTCCGTAGAGTTAGTTCGTCGTCATGAGGCAACCGAGAGTGCATTTTTATTCATTTAGTGAACGATGGGACTGAGAGGGCCGGGGGCCAAGCCCGTCATTCGGCGAAAGTTCCTCAATTCCGTCGAAAGGGCCAAGAAACCGGGTCCAAAAGACGATCATTCGTGGCTAGAGCCGGGATTGAGTAGGGCGGAGCGCGTCGTCCGATTCCTGGAATCGCTGCCGATCACATCGGGGAACCTGGCGGGCACGAACTTCGTGGTGCGCGATTGGCAGCGGCGCGACATCATCGAACCGCTTTATGCTACCGACGATTCCGGCGTTCGATTCGTGAGGGAAGGTTTCATTTCAATGCCGCGGAAGCAGGGCAAAACGGCGCTCGTCGCGGGATTATGCCTCTGCCATCTCTGCGGACCGGAAGCCATTCAGCGCGGCCAGTGCGCCTCGGGCGCCGCGGATCGCGATCAGGCGGGAATCATTTATGCGGAGATGTGCGCGATCATCGAGCGCCTGGGCTGGATGAATAAACGCATCATCGTGCGCGATTTCAAAAAGACGCTGGAAGATGCCGAAACCGGAACGACTTATAAAGCATTGTCCTCGGAATCGAAGACCAAGCACGGCTTGAGTTTGTCGTTTTGGATTGTGGATGAGCTGGCGCAGCTGCCGGATCGCAAGCTCTATGATGTGCTGTCGACCGCGACCGCGGCATGGCCGGAACCACTCGGGGTTGTGATTTCCACACAGTCGGAAGATCCGCGCCATATCATGAGCCAACTCTATGACGATGCCGAGCAGATCCAGACTGGCATTGTGCAGGATCATGCGAAGGTGGCCTGCATCTATTCCGCGCCGATGGATGCCGATCCATGGTCGGAGGAGACATGGAAATCGTGCAATCCGGCGCTTGGGGATTTTCGATCTTTGGAAGAAATGCGGGATTTTGCCCGCAAGGCCAAGCGCATGCCGGCACTCGAGCAAACCTTCCGCTTGCTGTATCTCAATCAGCGGGTGTCGGGCGATGTGCGGTTTATCGCCAAAGCCATGTGGGATGCCTCCGGCCAGAACCGGGAATTGTTCGATGCACCATCGCTTCTCGGCGATCACTGCATTGGAGCCCTGGATCTCTCGGGATCGGGAAAGAACGATTTAACATCGCTGATCCTGCTCTTTGATAGGCCGGATGGAACGATCAAGGCGCTGCCCTTTTTCTGGGCGGCGGAAGGTGGGTTGGAAGAAGCCGAATCGCGGGATCGCGTGCCCTATCGGCTCTGGGCGCGACAAGGCCATCTGATCACAACGCCGGGCCGATTGCTCGATTATGGATTCATCGCGCAGAAGGTGAAGGCGCTTTCCGAGATATATGCGATTGAACTCTGCGGCGTCGATCCGTGGAATTTCGAGCGGATTGAGAAGTCATTCAACGATGCGGCCATTGACATTGCGGTTAAGAAGTTCGGCCAGAACATCCAGAATATGAGCCCGGCGGTCACGGCGCTGGAGAATTCCATCCTGTCGGGGAACTTCCGGCATAACAAAAACCCGGTGCTCGACTGGTGCATGGACAATATCAGCGTCTCGATGGATTCTTCCGGGAATCGCAAATTCGACAAGCGGCGGTCCACCGGGCGCATCGACGGCGCCGTGGCTCTCGCGATGGCGTCGGACTTGATTGCGGTGCAGCCCGAGACGGCTTCCTATGCCGTGACTCTGATTTAATTAGGATTGGCGTGGTGTTTATATGAGAATGGCGACGTGAAATCGTTCTTCAAGAAGATCCGATCCGCTTTCGACTCTGCGGATATTCCGGTATTCGTCCAGATTCTCGCTTTCATTCTCATCGATCTCGGCGGCACGCGATTGCGGAATGGCGCTGGACATTTGATCCTCGGCTTTATTCTCCTTCTCTATGTCACGCCTCTCTCCCGGTGGATCAAATAGTGGGCAGATGTCTTCATCATTGGGCTTTTACAGAATGGGATGACGCTACAATTCATCCGTTGAATCGGCATTTCTGCGATTTACCACAAGGCCATGATGGACTGAATCATAAATGTGACTGTGGTGCGATCTGTGTGATATTCGCTTTTCGAGAGAAGCCCGACCGCGATTATCCGCCGACCCGTCCTAAATCCAGCAAGTTTATCCATAGATATGAGAGTCCGGATTATCATCATCAAACGACTAATGCGGAATGGGCGGAGGGTTGGGCGAGTCGATTTGCTGTGACTGACGGCAGACACGAATTTAGGAATATGTATAGAAAATATTCGAGAAAAGTCCTGCCGAGATCGCGGGAGAGATTTTTCGGCGAAGGATCTGTTTCAATCAAGCGGGATGCATTTGCGAGGCATTTACTTCTTACGTGGAAGCGATATAAGCAGGCGGCGCTGGCGGATTTGCTGATTAGGCTCGATATTTTGGAAGTGTGATTTAAAACAATGGGCATCCTCGCATCCTTTGACCGCCAGATCCGCAATGCTTCCTACAACGATACCGAAGGCTGGTTCGCCAATTGGTTGAGGGGCGGCGAGGATTCCGATTCGGGCGTGAGTGTCAGCGAAGCCAACGCGATGAAAATGGCGACCGTCTGGAAGTGCGTGAACTGGCGGGCCAAGATGTTCGGCATGCTGCCGAAGAAAATCAAAGAACGTGTCGACATCCTCGGGCGTTCGGCGGAACGCGAAGCCCGCACCCACCCGCTCTATTCCCTGATCCATACTGCTCCCAATCCCACGATTACCTCCACGGCCTGGTTTTCCCTGATCTCCGCCGACGTCCATCTTTATGGCAATTCCTATGCCTATAAAGAACGCTTCCCGAAGTCCGCACGATTGGCGGCGCTCTGGCGCATCCTGCCCGATATGGTTCGGATCGAAGTCGACAACGCCACTCAGCAAATCTGGTACTTCGTCAGTTATGGCAATGGGCAGGAGCAGAAGTTCTTCGCCGATGAAATCCTGCACATTCGCGGGCTCGGCTTCGATGGCATCCGCGGCTATTCGCCGATCCAGATGCAGAAGCAGACGCTCGGCTGGGTGAAGGCGACGCGGCAGTTTTCCGCGAAGTTCTACAAGAATGCCTTTCGCCCGAGCGGCCTGTTGATCTCACCGACGTCGATGAAAGATCAAGCCAAGCGCAGCCTGATTGACAATCTCAAGGCGCAGGGCAAGGAAGGCGGGTTGGCCCTGATCGAAGGCGCTTTGGAATATAAGCCCCTCGGCATCCCGCAGGATGATGCGCAGTTCATCGAGACGATGGAATTCCAGGATGATGACATCTGCGGGATCATGGAAGTCAAACCGCACAAAGTCGGCATCATGCGGAATATGACCAACAACAACGTTGAGCAGCAGAACATCGAAGCCGTCACGGACTGCATCCAGCCGTTTGCCGTGATGGTGGAACAATGGATGGATTTGCAGCTGCTCTCGGATATGCCATCGACCGGCCGCGGCGGCGGTACGGAACGGGATCGATTCTTCATCGAGTGCGAACTCAAAAGCCTGCTGCGTGGCGACACCGCGGCGCAAACCGCGCATATCGAGAAGATGATCGACAAAGGCGTCTATTCCGACAACGATGCGCGGGATTATCTGGGCCTGTCGCCCTATGTCGGAGGCGACCGTTATTGGATGAATGCGGCCTATCAGCCGATTGATCGCGTCGATGAATTGATCGACAAGAAAGTGGAACCGGCACCGGCGCCTGCGATTCCGGATGCAACATCGGCTCCGCCCGCGAATCACGATTCGGTGAAGATCCTGATGTCTGGATTCTTCCGCGATGCGCTCGGCCGGTTGCTCAATCGTCCCGCGAAGGACCGGGAGAAGTCGCTGCCGACGATCTTCCGCCCCGTCCTGATTGGCACCAGCGCCGCGCTGGAGAAGCCGGTCACGGAAACTGTCATCACGGGCCGCATGAGTTTCATCGAAGATTATCTGGGTGCGATGGCGAAGCGATCCATCGTCTGGACAAATGAGCACCTGAAAAACATTGCAACCGAAGAAGTCGACCGCGCCATCACGGCCATGAGCGATAGGAGTTATCCATGAAACGAGGATTCATCACGAACAAAAAGGGCGAGGAAGCCGAGATCCTGATCTATGAAGAAATCGGCCAAAACTGGTGGAGCGAATCCGGCATCGGCGCAAAGCAGTTTGCCGAAGATTTGAAGGCGCTCGGGCCCGTGAAGGTTCTCAACATCCGGATCAATTCGCCCGGCGGCGATGTCTTCGAAGGCAGTGCGATCAAGACGCAACTGGAGAATCATCCGGCGACGAAGAATGTCTTCATCGATGGACTTGCGGCCTCAGCCGCTTCCTATATTGCGATGGCCGGGAATCGCATCGAGATCTCCCCGAATGCCTTGTTCATGATCCACAATGCCAGTGGCGGCGTACGCGGCAATGCCGAAGACATGCGCAAGATGGCAGGGCTTCTCGAAAAGATCGATGGCACAATTGCCGAAATGTATCAGCGCCGCACGAATGCCGCGCTCTCCGACATCCAGGACTGGATGAAAGCCGAAACATGGTTTACTGCCGAAGAAGCCGTGAAGAATGGATTCGCCGATGCTGTGATGGCCGATGACAGCGAGGCCGAGCCCGCGGCGATCTTCAATCTGGATCGATTCCGCAATGCGCCGAAGGTGGCTGCTGCCGCCCGGAATGATGCGGCATTTGTTGTGGATCAGGAATACCGATTCAAGAAATTGCAATTGCTGAAGGCGAGGGCATCATGAGCGAAGCGAAAACCGAACCCACGACAATGGATAAAGTCGTCGGCATCGCACTCGTCCTAATCGGCGTCGGCTTCTTTCTGATGCTGATCGCCGTGATCCTGACGATGCTGGCACGATCTTAATTGGAGGAAAGATGAACTGCAAACTCTGTGACAATTCGATTACCGATTTCATGATTCTGGGAATTTGTGGCCGCTGCATGGATGTGCTCGTGACGGGCGCGCTGAAGGAGAAGAAGCGCAAAGTCGCACCAACTCCCGAACCCGCGCAGGAAATCGAAGTGACGACTGAATCCGAAACCGCTTGACGTTATCAATTCCGATCACGTATAAGACAGACTGATTCGAAATCCTTGGCGATGATGCCGGATGCGGCTGCCCCCGGAGGGTGAATCATCGCAGGGAATCAAAAGATCGTTCTCTCGGGAGGGCGGGACTTTTGAAGAGTGAAAACTTTTCAATAGCCTCGCCCTTTTGATTTGGGCTGAGGCAGGGAGTCCAAATCCATGAAACGACAAAGCGTTTACCTTCGCGAACGACGCGATGAAAAAGTCAAGCTGGCTCAGGCCATCCTTGACGCCTCCGGTCCCGATCAACCCCTCACCGATCAGCAGCGCAAGATGTTCGATGACCTGACGGCGGATATCGAAATCCTCGATGCCGACATTGCCCGCAACATCAAACTCGAAAACATCCAGGCCGATATGAACACTCAGGGCACTCGCCCCGGGCTGGTTCAAGTCCGCGAACCGGACAATCGGCCAACCTCCATCGTCCCGGCGAATCAAATCCGGTATTCGAAGCTCAAAGCCTTCAGTGGCGTCGATGCCAATGAAGACGCCTACAGGGCAGGCATGTGGGCCATGGCAACGCTCTGGAATCGCGCCAGTGCGCAGGAGTGGTGCAAACAGCATGGCATTCCGATGATCCACAACGCGGCGCTCGAAGGCGCGAACACGCAGGGCGGCTTCCTCGTCCCCGATGTGCTCGAGCGAGCCATTATCGACTTGCGCGAAACCTATGGCGTCTTCCGGCAACTGGCCCGGGTTCGTCCGATGTCCTCGGATACGATGAACATCCCGCGGCGTGCTTCCGGACTGACGGCTTATGCAATTGGGGAAGCCATCGATATCACCGATTCCACAAAGGGATGGACGGCGGTCAACCTGACGGCCCGCAAGTGGGGCGTGCTGTCGAAGTATTCTTCCGAGATTGCGGAAGATGCGATCATCAACATCGGCGATGATCTGGCATCGGAAATCGCCTATGCCTTCGCCGTGGCGGAAGACAATGCGGGTTTCAACGGGGATGGCACCGCAACGTATCACGGCATCACGGGCGTCGTGACGAAGTTCACGAATCAGGTATCGGGTGGAACATCGACCTATACCGGCGCCCTCGATGCGGCGACCAACCATGACACTTTCGCGGAAATCGACGCGACCGACCTGACGAACTTGATGGCGAAGCTGCCGCAGTATGCCATCCAGCGCCCGGATTGCGGATGGATCTGTTCACAGGCCGCTTACGCTGTCGTCTTCCAGCGGTTGCTGGCGGCAGCCGGCGGGAACACGCAGGTCAATTTGGGTGGCCGGATGATGGATGCCTATCTGGGCTATCCGGTTTACAAATCCCAAGCCATGCCGACAACGACCGGCGACTTATCCGACAAGTGCAT